TCGTGCGGCATTCGTAAAAGCATTCTCATCGCTTTTTTCGTTTCTAGGTAGTTTACTTTATGCCAGTTTCTCTCTCATAAAAACTCTGCTCACCGACAACGAAGTTATACAAACTTTAGGTAGAATTGTCAAATCGATTTTCACAGTCATTTTTGATGGCATTATTATACTAACTGAAATAATTAAAGACTTGTTCAACCAAAACGGTGCAGCGATTAAAGATGGTGTAGTACAATTCCTAACTGAAATACTACGAACGCTTACCGTTGCATTTGAAGTTGCGAAAGATGTTTTCACAACAGCGGTAAACAATCCAGAGTTCATCGATTCGATGAAGAATGTCTTCAAAAATTTTTGGTATTTGATTGTAGAGGCATTTAAACAAGATTACAAAACAGCATCTGGAGAAACCACAAATATTTGGTTCGAAATAGGTGAGATCATAGGAAAAATGGCATTATTTTATGGTGCCCTTTTGTCCGCAAAAGTATTATTGATGAAGGCCGTTCGTGTTCTAAGTATGGCTAAATTTGATTTCTCAAAAGAGTGTGATTGTGGTATGGTAGGTCCTGACGATTTGGATAGAGATAAGAAAAAGCCAACTGGTAAAGGAAGAAAACCGTCAACGAAAAAAGGATCAGTTGGTGACAGATTAGGAAAATTTGGAAGTGACGTTGCAGAAGGTGCAAAAAATCTTTGGGGTAAAGTCAGTTCTTTTGGTGAGAACATTTACAACAAAGCCAAAGGCTTAGGTAAAGCAATCTATGGATATCTTGAAAATCGTATAAAGAGTTCTGCTCGTTATTTTCGTGCCATATTTGGCAATCCATCTTTACGTAAAAAAGTTAATGGTATTATTTTGCAAAAACTTGGTCAAAAAGCCGCAGAGTATTTTGGCAAGTTAGCAACGAAAGCAACTGTAGCGGCCGCTGGAATCACAACTGGTGGTGTTATTACTGTATTGATGACTGCGTTAGCAGTGGCTGATACGGCGTTATTGCTCTACGCAATTTACGAACTTCTATTTGTAACAACTGATGGTGAAAAAGAAGACGGTGGTTATTTTCCACAAATGGCAGCAGAGATAGAAAAATGGCTTAAAGAGAATCCAGAAACGACACCTCTACCTGCTCCCGAAGAAGCACCGGTTGCAACACCAAACTTAGCACAATTAAATAAAGAAGGATCAAGAATTGGCGCAGGTTATGCTGAAGCGGCAGCACCCTCTGTCGCACCTATGCCAATACAAATGGCACCAGCACCAAGATCGACAACTACTCCTTCTCAATCTGCCGTAGCAAGTGCCGAATCTGATGTTTCTAAAGCACAAGTAATTGGTGCTGGCAGTGCGGCAGCAACAGCAGCACTGCAAGAAAAAATGAAAAAAGGTGATGTGTCGGCTGAACCTCACGAAGCTGGAACAGACGTATTAGCACAAAATCTTATGGGATTTGTTCCGGGTTTCAAACAATTCACAGCATTTGATGACGCATTTCATGGTAAAGTATCACCAGGCTCGAAACACAATTCGGGACTTGCAATAGACTTTACTGTAAATGGCGGTTCAAAAGAATATGCCGCAGCGACAGCCGCAGTTAGAAAACATTTATCAGATTTGGGTTTAGGACCTGGTGACGTAAGAGTAATCGATGAGTTGAATAATCCATCTTCTAAAGCAACCGGTCCACACATACATGTTCAGTTTCAATCAAAAGAAGCGGCTGAAAGATACAGAAGTTTATTTCCAAATGTTCAACTCACAGCACTAGCAAAAGAATCGAACGATATTGGTCCTGTCGAAGGAACACCGTTTACGATGGCAAAAAATGCTATGCAGGAAATTCCTGAACAAAAACAAAAAAGTTTTGCATCAAAAATGATTGAAGACATGATGGGCGGCATGACAGCACTTGATGAGATGTCTGGAGGCAAATTGGGTCTTGCTTCTAGTGATATGAAAAGTTTGATGAGAGGCTTGGAAGATGAACTCAATAAGGGAACAACGTTCATCGACAACTCTGTAAAAATAGCATCACAGAAAGTTGAAGAAAGAATAGGCTCACCAAGAAATGTAGCACAGACAAATGAAAACGTGCTGAGTGCTATTTTGAATCGACAAACTACATAAAAAAACGGCACCCTAAGGTGCCGTCAAACCTAATTAATCTTCTGCTAGAGACTTAAAGTAATCAAGTTCTTCATCTTCAATGTCCGGTGAAGAACGTGGTGTAAAGTCTTCAGCCTTAGTCTTAGACACTGGTGCAGCACCATCCAGACCAAGAACTTTATCAAGTTTTGCCTTCAACACATCATATGACTTAAAGTGTTTAGGATCAAGAAACTCTTTGAGTGAATATTCTTTTTTCCACAATGCTTCAAGTTTAGCATCATCACCATCAAATAACGCTGACGGAGAATCAAACTCAGACTTGTCATAGTTACGATAACCTTCAACTTGACGAATCTTGATTTTGAAGTTCGCACCATCCCAGAAGTCGAATGGATTGATTGCTTTCTCATCTTCAAACTGAGGATTCATTGCTTCGGTCAGTTTATCGAAGATTTTCTTACCAAACTTATACAGTTTGATTTTGCCTTCATTTTCTGGATTCTTAGGATCAGAAACGATCAATACATTTGAAATGTATGTGAGGCGGCGTTTCTGTTTACGTGCAATTTCTTTGTTCGCTTCGATACCAGAATTCCACAACACAGAGTTATACTCTGATACTGGATCTTTCTGATTCAAAGTGGTCAAAGAATTTTCAATGTACCAACCACCAGGACCTTGAAAGCCGTGATTGAAAACACGAACCCAAGGAAGTGCATCATCGCCATCTGCCGCTGGTGCTGGCAAAAAACGAATAATTGCCATACCATTACCGGCTTTATCTACTTCCGGTTGCCAAAAACGATCATCGTCTTTAGAACCTTCTGCTGGTGTATTAATTGATTCAATCGCTTTGGTGAGTTTGTCGAACGAATTGCGATTGCTTTTGAGACTAGCAAAATCTGCCATAGTTTACCTCGTATAAGTTAATTGTTAAAAAGTATGTGCGTCTTGTCCACATGATTCATTATATACTTGTATATATGTATCGTCAAGAACGGATTGCACGATTTTTATCGTTTTAGCCGTATCTTTGTGAAGAATTCCTATACCACCTGCCATATTAAAGTCATCAATGACATCTTGCGTATCATCAATAAGAATAATATCCGATTTGGCATAGTTCGCCTTCAAATGACGACCAGGTACGATATTGGCTGTAAAGTCGATGTGATGTCTTTTCAGCCAAACCTTTTTCTGTCGCTTCACCTCTTCATGATGCATACGACCGCCCGAAGAAGAGAGTATCTCGACAGGAATATCCAGTGAGATAATATACTTTAGTAGTTCTTTACCACCAGGATACCAATCTAAAGTTTCGAAGTTGCTACCATCTACAAATTGATTCCATTTTTCATCATGTTTCTCACCACGTTCACGGCTGCTTGCCGCTTTTTCTTTGAAGACCTCTTTATATCTTTTGTTGAAGTCGGACAATACTCCATCCATATCAAGATATATTTTCTGTATTCGCATCGTATTCCTTTTTGAGTATAAGTTTGTATTTTGTTTGTTCAAACGGTATGAACGGTGTGTACTTTTTTATTTTTCGACTGATGTTAGGATAGTGAATGGTATCACCGATTTTCTTATCCCATGACGGTAAGAAGTTGAGTATCTTATTCAGTATACAGATTGATTCCAGCGAAATTTCATCATGCAAAAGTTTCTGTAGCAATTTCGGATACTCACCGTCATGTACTATTAATGAATCATTTGGGCTCTCCTGACTCATTAATGATTCAATGTCATTCGTAAAGGTGTATGTCAACGATTGAACAATTTTCTGTCGTTTACGATACTCAATGTCTGCATCATTGGTCAGAAGATGACCTATCCAGACATCATGGTTATTAACCAAATTAGCAACAATATAATCACGGCATATGTCAACATTTGTGAATCTCCGACTGAGTTTATAAAAGTGCCACTTATCTTTACGATTCTCAAATGCACCAATGCTTGTGCTTACCTTACCATTGT